CCTGAACAAGCCGAGCCAGAGCAGACTGAGCCTGAACAAGCTGAACCGGAGCCAGAGCAGACTGAGCCAGAGCCAGAGCCAGAGCAGACTGAACCGGAAGCCGAGCCGGAAGCCGTTGCCCCAGTGCAACAGGCAGCAGCCAAGCCTAAGACAAGGCAGCAAAAAGTGAAGGCAGCAGCCGAGAAGACAGTCGCCAAAATCGCTCCATCGCAGAGGTACTCCGCCGCCAGCCAGACGACTATGATGGTGGCGATGGGATTGATCTCGCCTAAGATCGTGGCACCGGGGACTCTTATTGATACGCCAGGGTTCTTTGTGCCGGGTTCCGTTCCAGACGGCCCGTCTATGGTTGACCGGATGCAAAACTACGTCGTGTTTGGTCGGTCTAATGGCGCTCACGCAGCTTTTACACAACTACAGTGGGACAACTAGAATGGCTGAGATTGAAGTAGGCGGGATAAAGTTCAAAGGTGGAAAGATTCTAGTTGTTTTGACTGCACTATCGACTGCTGGTGGTGCTATGTGGGGTGGGTTCGAGTTCTGGAAGGATTATCAAGACCTACAACAAACTGTTTCTGCTTATGTAGCTCCTGATCTAAGTGGTTTTGACAAACGCATCGATGTTATGCGGGCGGAGACAATCACCATTAGGGAAGAGATGGAATCTTTACGCACTCGTGTGTTAGAAATCCAAGAGATTACCAGAGATACCAAGCAAGATGTACGCGAAGATGCCACACAATTATACGAGCACCTTGGTGCTGTCGATAAGCGATCTAGAGCAACGGATATAGCAACCCGCGAAGCGATGCGAATAGCAGAAATTAGTTTAAGAGTTATGATTGAATCAGCTTCTAGTAGGTTTGATAACAAGATCAACGGTGTAGATGCTAAACTTGATATGGCAGAGAAAAGGCAAGACAAGAAGCTCCAGAGAGCTTTAGACAATCCTCTGCTCAAATAGGAGACAAACATGGCACAAAAGAAGTTACAGAAGGAGTCTGCCTTCGATGATCTTGACCTAGATGGCGATGGTGTCGTTAGTGATCAAGAGTTAAAGGCACTAGCTGCTGTCGAGGCGGCACAGAAGATGGATGCGCAACGCAACATGGCGTGGATAACTCTTGGTGCAATGGGCGTGTTTACGGCTTTGATGTTTGTACTACCACTAGATCGTATCAAAGCACTAAGCGATATTAGTAATCTGTTCTATATTTCTGGAGCTGGTCTAGTAGGCGCATATATGGCAGTCTCAGTAATGGGAAAGAAATAGGAGAGTAAAATGAATCGGTGGATTAAAGATCGTATGCACGAACCGTCAAGTTATGCGGCTGCTGGTGTAGTAATCGTTGGTGTAGGTGTACTACTGGATGATCCAGTAATCATTATGATTGCGGTTATTGCTGCTGGGATTGCATTCGTGCTTAAGGAAAAGGGCATTCTTTAATGCTCAAAGTCTATCTATTGATAATAGTATTAGGTCTTGTAGGCGGATCAGTCTACGGGGCTTACTACTATTACAAAGATACTCAGCACCGCATCCAGGTACTAACAGAGAACACGGCAAAGCTAGAACTGGCGAAGCAACTTCAAGATGATACGATCAATACTATGATCGAGGATCGAGAGGAATTTGCTAAGTTAAACAAGGAGTTACAGATCAATCTTGATGCAGCTAATGACTATAAAGACAATCTAATCAATAAGCTGCGGAAGCATGATCTTTCAAAACTTAGTCTTAAGAAGCCTGGACTAGTAGAAAAGAAGATCAACAATGGCACGAAGAACTTATTCAGATCGCTCGAAGTTATTTCCGGTGCTGTTGCTGCTCCCACTGTTAAGTAGCTGCACCAGCTTCAGGGATATAATACCAGTCGAGATAAAAACCGTCGAGGTAGAGCGCCATATCCCTATCCAAATACATCCCCGTCCAATGGGACTGAACGACCTGCATTTCTATGTGGTGACAGAAGATACTTTCTCATCTTTCAAGAATAGATTTGAGAAAGAGAATGGGGACTTCCTATTTTATGCTATTAGTGTGCGAGACTATGAGACACTGGCTTTGAACATGGCTGAAATAAAGAGATTTATACAGCAGCAGAAACAAATCATAATCTACTATGAGAAGGCTGTTGCGCCCAAAGTGAAGGTAAAAGAATAATGGCGATGAAAGCAGGGACTGTCTACACCCCGGCGAAGAAGATCAGGCACCGTACCAGCATCGGCTGCGGGCCTAACTCAAGAACTACGAACAAGCATAAGGCGCGGGCGTCGAAGCGGCGAAACAATCGGGGGCAAGGCGGATGAGATTATCAGACCACTTCTCATTAAGTGAGCTTACCAAATCATCAACTGCTGAACGGCTGGGCATGGACAACACGCCCAACGACGAGGCGATAAAGAACCTCGCAATTCTATGTGAGATGATTCTTGAGCCTGTTCGGGAGCACTACGGGATTGCCTTTGCTCCCAATAGCGGATTTCGCGGCCTGCTCCTAAATAGAGCCATTGGTTCGTCCGACAGTTCACAACATGTAACCGGACATGCGGTGGACTTTGAGCTACCCGGCATTGCCAATAAAGAGGTAGCCCTCTGGGTTCAGCAAAATTGCCAGTTCGACCAGTTGATTTTGGAATTTTACAAGGAAGGCATCCCCGACTCAGGCTGGGTGCATTGCAGCTATACGCAGGACCGGGATAATCGTAATTCTGCTCGTGTGTTTGATGGCAAAACTTGGTCTGATCTATAGATAGCTATGTCTCAGACCACCGCTGGATTTTCCCTTGTGCGTCATCGAAACCATTGCCGATTATAACCGTGTCGCCAATACTTTGCAGGTAACTTACCCAGTCTTTCTGGACTGGAGACAGGTGACCACCCTTTGTCCTTTTCATCTCGATCCATAAATTCCAGGCTGGAATATACAGATCAGGCACACCGGCTGACACGCCCTCTGCCTTCAGCTTCGCGCCTGTAGTGCGGCTCCGCTGCCCACCGTTGGGAATTGCGAATATACGCACTCCGATATGCGTTCTCCTAAACCACTGGATCAAGTCGCGTTGCTCTTCGTGTTCTGTTCTCATGTCCACTGCCGATCTGTGACGCGATAAAATTTGCCATCCTGTCGAAACTTAATCAATGCGGGCGGCGTAGCTTTGTTCATATCAAATGCTACGTCGTCCAGAATAGTTAGATTAATACCAAGTATACCAGCATTGCTGGCAATGTTTACCAGAGACACCCGCGCTCTCTGTCCAGCATAGCCATCATGCATCACCGTCAGGTATTCGTTCACCGGCTTGTCCGACAGTGCTCCATAGTAAGTAACCATCAGCATCTCCTTGCCACTGGCGCGGCTGACATGCCGACGCCATTGCCATTCAGTCACATCCATCTCAGCGTTGTCCAAACCCATGATGTCGTCATGGTGTAGCTTCTGCTTGGGCGGCTTTGGCGCTGGGAACGGTTCGCCGCAGGCGACGCATTCTTTGGCGGATATGTGGTTTAGCTCAAAACAATTATCACAGACCTTGACCGGCGCTTCGCCCTCGCCCTTCCCCGTCGCCTTCTTGGGGTTGACCGCCGTGATAGGGCCGTGCGCCTGCACGACACCGGCAAAGTCCAGCACAAGGCAATGGTCGGTGTGACTCTTGGGCCGCATTCCGCGCCCAGCCATCTGCACATACAGCCCAGTCGATAGCGTTGGCCGCAGCATAGCAATCAGGTCAAGGTCGGGGTGGTCAAACCCTGTCGTCAGGACGTTGGCGTTTGTCAGCGCCTTAATTTCGCCAGATTTAAAACCGGCGATGATCCTCTCGCGTTCTGACTTCGGCGTCGTCCCAACTATGCAAGCTGCACTTATGCCACGGGCATTGAGAATATCCGCCACGTTGTGAGCGTGTTTCACACCAGCGCAGAAAAACAGCCACGACCGGCGATCACCGGCCAAGCTAATAACTTCATCCACGACAGACACGTTGTGGTCGTCCGTATCAACGGCGGCTTGCAATTCGCTCTCGATGTATTCACCGCCGCGCTTATGAACTCCATCAACCGATAGCTGATGCGCCGTCAGCTTCGACCGAAGCGGTGCGAGGAATCCTTTGTGGATAAGTTCTTCAATGCTGACCGGCGCAATGATGTCCGCAAACAGGGCGGGCGCATCGGTTATGTAGCCGTGGCCTAGCCTGTACGGCGTAGCTGTCAGGCCGATCACTCGCAGCGCCGGGTTGACCCGCATTAGGTCGTCAATCAGCTTGCGGTATCCGCCTTCTTGCTTGTGGCTGACGAGGTGGCATTCATCAATCAGCACCAGATCAACATGGCCGATCTGATCCGCTTTATTCCGTACCGACTGAATACCGGCAAACGTAATCGGCTCCCCAATATCCCGCCGCCGCATACCCGCCGAGTAAATACCCAGCGGTGCGTTCGGCCAGTGGTCACGCATCTTCTCGGCGTTCTGTTCGATCAGTTCTTTGACATGCGTCATCATCAGGATGCGGGTTTCCGGCCACTGCGTCAGCGCATCCTTGCAGATTGCTGCAACGATATGACTCTTGCCTGATCCGGTCGGCAACTCAATACACGGGTGACCTTTGCGACCATCCGCGAACCACTTGTAAAGCTGGTCGATGGTTCGTTGCTGGTAGTCGCGGAGCAAGTCTGTCACAGGCCAAATCCTTGCGCCACTGAGTTGACGCGATGGCTGCGGCACCCCATGCAGAACCTCTCAAACTTACTCATGGGCACTTGATTGCCGCAAAGATTGCAGCCTCGAATGGTCTTGTCAGGCAGGTCGCCTTGGTATCTGGCGATCCCAACCGTGACGCTGACATGCCGGTTCTGCACAGACCGGGCCGTTCTGCCTAGAACCCCAGCTATCTGCTCCCAAGACATGCCCAGAGCTAAATACTCTTGCGTCTGTTTGTCATCGCTTTTGGTATATCTCTTGTAGCGTTTATGTCTATCAGCCATTTTTCACCTCTACTACCGTCGCTCCTGGGAAAGTCTCGCGTATTTTCTGCACATCGTCATGGGCGCAAGCATCACCGCCAGCGACCAATTCCTTGCTGCCGTAAACGTAAGCATCACCCTCTCCGTTTCGGATGTCCTTGCCGTTTATCTCGTACACCGCCTCATGCGGGTCAGTGCTATCCTTTACAGTCCACGGCACCAGATCAGGGTGCAGCACATGGCTATCGCAGCCGGTCTTCTGGAAGTCGCCGGGGATGTTTTTGCTTTCCCACCGTGCACACGACCATGTGCCATCGCTCTCAGGCGTGGCGTGGGCGCAAGTCCGGCAGTTCACATGCTGGGTTAATTGTCGCTTAAAGCAGAAGCTATGCGCCGAGCAGAACTTGCACTGATACCAACTTGCGTCGGTCGATATCGGCGCAGGGATGCGTTCGGTCGTGGCTATACGGTGCCCGCGATCTAATAGGTTCTGCGCTGCCACTTCGTCATACTTCACCCTCTCGGTGTAAAGCCGGTCGTCGTTCTTGCAGACGGCGACGTACAGCGCCCGCTTAATTTTGGTCCCCAACATGTAGACCTGCATCTGCGCCCAGTGAACTGGCTTGCTATCCTTAACGCCCTTCCTCTCAAGGTCATCAAAAGACCTGAGAGCATGGGTCTTGTACTCAGCAATGTGGCGCGTCTTTTCAGCACCGGGAACGCCACCTTCAATGATGCCATCAACTGATCCACCGACATGCTTGCCCAGCTTGAGGAATCGTTGTTTGTCGCCTGTCTCTTGGATGTCGATGCCAATGGCCCGTAGGTCGGCGGACACAACATCTTCCTCATTATGCCCCGCGACGGAACAAGCGTCGAATGCGACCGGGGAATTTCTCACGCACGGCCCACCGGAACGATAGCCAGAGCCAGCGGTCGCATGGGTGGCCTAGCATAGAGCCGCCGAGGTGCAGCCTTGGTTCGTCGGAAGCGTCGGCGTGGTGTTCGTCGATTAGGTTGGTGATTGTCTGGATTGGTGGTGGAATTGCGGTCATATCAAAAGTCGGGGGGTTTCCCCCCCTCTCCTTTATTTCGTTGCCCAAGGTGGTGCAGCTTTTCCGTTGCTTGGTGCAGCGGCAGCGGTTGCCGGTGGTGCCGATCCCTCGACTGACCGATACGCCTTTATTTCGTTGCTCTTCCCATAATTGGGGTCGTTTCTTATTGTCACCTTAATCGTTAGATTAATACCGATCAGTTGGTCGGTGTCCTCTAGCCTAGATAGCCCGCCAGCCCGCATAATATCGCCAAGCTGCTGGCGTCCAATCTCCTCGGCCTTCGGGTTCGGGTTGCGGGTGTTCAAATTCGTGAAGACCACACGGCCCTGATGCTCCGGCCCAGTGATATCAAACCGCACCGCAATGTACTTACCCGTCTGCGCNTTGGTATCCTTAACATCTGCGCTGGTGATGGCCGCCGTGTACCAACCTTCCNGTATTGGTTCAAAGTCCCGCTTTTCGGACACCGGCATATCGTCGATATTAAAAGCCTCGTCGAGAAATCCCATAATCTAATCCTTTGTTACTGAGAATGACGCCCGACCGGGCGTCGTGGTGATGCCGTCCAGAAACGGCGCAGTGATAACTTTATCTGCTGATTTCCAAGCCGATAAATTTACCTCTGGCTTCCAGCGAAACAGGCTGGATAGATGCTCGGCCAGCCCCTCTTCCGCTGCAATCTCCTGCACACGCTCGGCATTAACCTTGCGGTTAAGGCGTCCGGTGATCTTGATCTTGTAACCGCCGTCAGTATCGACGCTTTCAGTGCCTTCCATATTTTCGGATACTCCGATAAGGGAAAGTATCTTGTCCTCAAGCTGTCGCCGGACGCCAGCGTGTAATCTCTCCCGTTCTTTCGCATCGATCCATGATTGCGTCAGACCTTCCAATACAGTTATCTCCGCCATCACTATGCTCCAATCTTCTTGATGATTTCGCCAAGGTCAGTGCCTTCCCACTGATCCAGCTTGCCGCTGCGATCCTTGGCTTGCCACAGACCATCCCCGTCACACATCAATGCCCGCTGCGTTACGCCTTCGGCGTCCCTCTCGACGCGAAGGGCCAGCATCAAGTCAAAGAAATACGGCAACGCCTGACCTGTTTTATTTCCCGGCATGGATGGCGCGTACAGCATACGCCCCATCTCATCCTGGGATTTCTCCAGCTTGGCCGTCATCAGGACATGCCTCGGCAGATCGCGGAATGACCGGATTACCTCGGCCATTGTGGTTTGCATCTCTCCGTAGGCGGCGCGGGGGTCTTTGTTACTTTTCTTCTCCGTACCAAGACAAACCTCGGCAACCTCGCAGATCGAGTCGATAGCGACGGACTCGAACTGCTTTGACTCGTCACTGTCGAGCAGCCATTGATATACGTCACGCAGCGCGTCCATGTTAGCAACTTCGACGTATGGGATTGCGGAACCGGCGATGGACAGCAGCCCGCCCTCGCTCGATATGACTACCGGCGTCGGCAGGGTTGGGATAAGCGATGTCTTGCCCGCCCCCGCTTGGCCGTAGACCAGCACGTTGAGATTCTTAGCCACAACGGTAGATGTGTTCAGTAGATTTATAGCCATCAGAGTCTCCGATCAGTTTGGGTGGGGGGCCGAAGCCCCGGCTGTTGATTAGTCTTCGGAATGGCAGTAGTCACACTCTTCCCCGCTTTCCCTTTCGAATTCACATTCTTCTTGCTGAATTTCAGCGATCATCCATTTCCAATCTGGGGTNACGCCTTTTTCGTAGGTCCCCAGNAACGTGGTGTGACACNCTGACCCTTCAAATTGTTTACCTGCCGGACACCATGCGGAAAAGTGTCTTCCATCGTAGTCGGCGCTCACATCGACTTCCACATCGAGGCGCTCTGCTTCCGCAAAAAACTCTTTCTTTGTCATGATCGTCTCCTCTTTATTCGCGGTCGGGAAATTCCGGTTGCGAATCTCTTCATCTACTATAGCAGATTAAACATAGATGTCAACACCTTTCTTCAACCCTCTATTTCCCCGG